CCAAGCCAATGGCTCGCATGATCTCGCCAAGTTGCTGGCGTCCGATCTCCTCTGCTTTCGTACTGGCGTTCTTGATGTTCAAGTTGCCAAACACCACGCGCCCTTGATGGCTTGGGCCTGTGATGGTGTACTTGCAAGCAATAAACTTGCCGTCACCCGCCTTTGTTTGTTTGATTTCAGCGCCCGTAATGGCGGCGTTGTACCAGCCTTCTGGCAATGGTTCAAAGTTGTTTGTACCTACGGGCAACGTGTCCACGCTAAATTCTTCATCTAAAAAAGCCATGATTTAATCCTTAGTAATGTTAAAAGTTGGGCGTCCAGGGGTGGACGTAATGGCACCAAGCAAAGGCCCGGTCACGACACTTGAGGCCGCATTCCAAACCTTTACATTGATTTCTGGTTTCCAGCGAAATAGGCTGGCAAGATGCTCAGAGACGCCAGCTTCAGCAGCCAGAACCTGAAGTTTGTCAGCGTCAATCTTTTTACTGATGCGGCCCTCCATGCGAATGACGTAGCCGTCAGCCTCATGCTTGATTGTGCCGTCAAGGTCTTTGGGAACGCCAAACTGTTTGACCATTTGATCTTCAAGTTCGCGGCGCTCGGCCACCGCAGCAGCCTCCAATTTTTTGGCGTCAAGCCAGCGTTGGTATAAGGTCATTCTGACTCCTGAACTTGTTTGATGTGTCTTGTAATGGCTGCAACTGCGTAGCCAATGTCACGGATATATTTCTCAAACTGTTCAAGTTTCGCATCATCCATTTGATGGATGCACATAACTTCAACGTGTTCCATATTCCCTTTAATTTGGCCTGTCCACAAAGCAATAAGTCCGACATGCGCTTTCATGCTGCACCCCCAATCTTGGCAATGATTTCGCCAAGGTCAGGCGCTTCCCATGCACCCAGCTTGCCGCTGCGGTCTTTGGCAAGCCACAGGCCATCAGAATCGCACATCAAGGCGCGTTGAGTGTTGCCCTCGGCATCTTTCTCTACTCGCAGTGCCAGCACTTCATCAAAAAAGTAAGGCAATGCTTGGCCAGTTTTGTTACCAGGCATACTAGGCGAATACAGTACCCGGCCCATCTCATCTTGCGTCTTTTCTAGCTTGGCGGTCATCAAGACATGACGGCCAGGAATGTCGCGGAATGCGCGAATGATGTCGGCCATCTGTTCCTGCATAGCGCCGTAGGCAGCGCGTGGGTCTTTGTTGACCTTTTTCTCATGGTTTAAGCAGACCTCGGCAATCTCGCTGATGGAATCCAAAGCCACCGATTTGTAATCAGACTCTAGCACCCAACTGTAAGCCTCGCGTAAGTCATCCATCGAGGCGATCTCAATGTAAGGCAGATCAGCGTCTTGGATAGACAACAAACCTCCCTCGGCAGACAATACAACGGGGCTTGGCAATGTCTTAATCAGACTTGTCTTACCCGCACCAGCCTGTCCGTAGACAAGCAACTTAACACCATTGGCACTCAGGCCGCCGGTACGTTTCAACGATATAGCCATGTGGCTCTCCTTCTCCGTTTGCGCTTCCGTCTGGACTCAGTTCGAAGCGTGCTTGCAGTATATCATAAGTTCATGGTACAGTGTCAACAACTTTTTAACAAAGACTGAAAAATAAATGTCAGACCCATTCAGAATCACCGAGCCAACCTGCATCAGTTTTAGCGGCGGCAGGACTAGCGCGTACATGCTATATAGAGTGCTTGAGGCTCACCAGATGAGCCTGCCGCCAGAAGCAATAGTGTGTTTTGCCAACACTGGTAAGGAAGAAGAAGCCACTTTGAGGTTTGTGCAGGACTGCTCAGAGCGTTGGGATGTAGAAATCCATTGGCTTGAATTTCAAGACGCGGACCCAGCTTTTAAACGCATTACTTTTGAGACAGCCAGCCGTAATGGTGAACCGTTTGAAGCATTGATTCGTAAACGCAACTATTTGCCTAATCCTGTAACACGGTTTTGTACCGCCGAACTCAAGATTCGCACCATTCACAAGTACCTAAAGTCACTGGGCTGGGATCACAACGAGACAATGGACTGGGTTGGCATGAGGGCAGATGAACAACGCCGCGCTGCAAAAATTGCTGACAAATCACGCATCCCATTGGTGACTGCTGGAATTACCAAAGAAGATGTAGGCGCTTTTTGGAAAGCGCAGCCCTTTGATCTTGGCTTGCCAAACATGAATGGCGTCACTATGCACGGCAACTGTGATCTTTGCTTTTTAAAAGGGGGGGCACAAGTTTTAAGTTTAATTTCAGAAAAACCAGAGCGTGCTGTTTGGTGGGCAAAAATGGAGGCTTTGGCTTTGGCTTTGGCTTCCAAGCCAAGCGGCGCGGTTTTTCGCTCAGACCGTCCTAGCTATGCATCAATGTTGCAATACAGCAAAGACCAAACCAATCTTTTTGACCCTAACGAAGAAGCAATTGCCTGCTTTTGTGGAGATTAATTTTAATGTCAGACCTCTCAAGCATCCTTGGTGGCCCTTGGTCGCCGCCAGTGCAACAAGCCCCCGCTGCACCCGACATTCAACTCAAAGACGCCATGCTTGGCGCAGGGTTAAAGCCTCCAGAAATCATACATTTAGATGGCAAAGTACACCGTTTCAATAGCGGCACCAAAGGCGAAAAAGGTCACGACAAGCCTGGTTGGTATATTATTTTTAACGATGGCGTACCAGCGGGTCGTTTTGGTTGCTGGCGTTCGGGCGTTGAGTTGACTTGGAAGGCAGACATAGGGCGCAGCCTCACGGTGGCAGAGGAAATGGCGCAGTCGCGCAGACTGTCAGAAGCCAAAGCCCAACGTGATGCAGAGCAGGCCAAAACCCGTGAAGTTGCAGCTCAAACTGTAGAGATCATTTGGTCGGAAGGCGGCGCGGCCAGCCCAGAACATCCCTATCTAGCCAAAAAAGGGATTGAGCCGCACGGCGCAAGGGTGACGGGCGATGGGCGGTTGATGGTTCCTCTTTACAACGGCAGCGGTGAGTTGTCAAGCATTCAATATATTGATGCCGAAGGCGGCAAACTGTATCACCCAGGCGGGGCAACAAGTGCCTGTTTCAATGTGCTTGGCGTGCTGGATGATGTGGACACAATTTACATAGCCGAAGGGTTTGCCACAGCCGCCACCATTGCAAAAGTGACGGGCAAGCCTTGCGCCGTAGCCTACAGCGCCAGCAACTTGGTGCCTGTGACGGGCATTTTTAAAGAATCACATCCAACGGTTGATATTTGCATTGTTGCCGACCATGACGCCAGTGGCGTGGGCCAACGCTACGCAGAGCAAGCTAGTGCAAAGTACGGGGTTCGCATGACAATTCCACCCGTCTTTGGTGACGCGAATGATTACGTTCAAGCGGGGCATGATCTGGCGCTGCTTTTAAAGCCCCAAGTGGCCACAGACTACCTAGTCCCTGCCGATGGCTTTTCAGAGCAGCCAGCGCCTATTTCATGGCTTGTAAAGCATTGGATTCAAGACCAAGCCTTGGTTATGGTGCATGGCCCAAGCGGTGGCGGCAAGACATTTGTCACTTTGGATTGGATGCTACACATTGCAAGCGGAAAACCAAACTGGCTTGGCCACAAAGTTAGGGCTGGAAACATGGTGTATTTGGCCGGCGAAGGCCACCACGGGCTGCGCTCCCGCATAGCCGCATGGAAGCACCATAACAGCGTCACCAGCCTCAATATGTGGGTCAGCAAGTCGGGGTTAGACCTCAATACCGCTGAAGGATATTTCAAAGTTGTGGAGGCGGTCAGGGCGCTCAAAATCAAGCCAAGTGTTATCACCGTGGACACCCTTCACCGGTTCATGGCCGGTGATGAGAACAGCGCACAAGACGCTAAGACCATGCTGGACGCCTGCGCTGCACTGATGCAAGAGTTTGGTTGCACCGTCATCTTGGTGCATCACACGGGGGTATCTGAGGAAGCCCAGCACCGCGCCCGAGGCTCAAGTGCATGGCGGGGCGCTTTGGACATTGAGATCAGCATTGTTCCAGGCAAACCGGGTAAGCCAATGGAGATTGTCCAGCGCAAAAGCAAAGACGCTGAGATGGCTTACACCGTTTATGTTGAGCTTGAATCGGTGGCCATACCCGGCTGGCTGGACGAGGACGGAGAGCAAGTCACCAGCGCAGTAGTGGTCAAAGGCGAAGCGCCAGAAAACAAAAAGAAAAACGACAACGATTTGTTCGTTGATTTTGAAAAGGCTTGGTGGACTTCAGGCGCAGAAGACCGAGGCGGCGCGCCCTATCTTACAAAGTCGGTGCTGCGCGAATATGCCGTGACAAATGGCATAGCAATCTTTCCAAAGTCAGAGGCTGCGGGTTCAAGGCGCAATTTGATTGATGGCAAAGACGCCAAATACATCAATAAATTGATTGAAGCCAAGCTGATTGAGCCTCATGAAAACGGATGGTTAGTGATTGACCCAGGCACGGCATCAGGAATGATGTTGAAGAAATAATTTATTTGTGATAAACTTTTCAACATGAACAAAAAACTTATCCAACTCAAAGCCAAGCTAAGAGCCGCGCAATCGGAACTGGCTATACGCACCCGCACGCACAACAGTGCATCACGGGCCTACAACAAGATTACGGCACAAATTGCCGATTTGGAGAAAAAAATTGCTGACATGGCGAAAATTTCAGAGTGAACTGCCCAACTACACCGAAGCCGATTTATTGGTTTTGCTGCAAGAGGAGCGCACCCAACACAAGCGTGTATCCATGCTTGAGCGTATCCACCAGCGTTACAACACTTTGCGCGTTGCCCGTGAACGTGTAGAACTTTTAAA